CACAGTCCATGATAGTAGTTGATAATATGTTTGATCTGGTACAGGCCATAAATAAACTTTATGAGTTGCTGAACCTGATGATGTGTATTGACTATTTCTTTCTATAGCATAATGAGTTGGTTTGCCTGAAGTTGTTTTAGTTGGATAACTTAAATATTCTGACATACTAATACGTTCCATTGCAACATCTATATCTGGATCTGCATTGGTGTCACGTATAGCTGCATCAATAATATCTAAGTATTGTAAAGAAGATAATGTAATATTATCTTGATCTTTGGTCATAGCAGTGGTTGTTAAATCTAATGTAAATAAATTTACACCATCATTAACCCACTTAGTTAATAATAGATTAAGAGAACGTCTAGCTGTTTTTAATTCAAAACCACTTTTGGTTTCTAATCCACATCTTTCATAAGCTTCTTCAATTATTTCTGAAGTATCTAAATCAAATGTGTGAGTACCTGAAGTAGCCATAACGTTCTCCTATCCTATAAGGGCTGTTTTAATAACCCATATAAATTGTGCTAATACCATAAAACCTACAGTCCATAATATTTTATTAATACCGTCTATAGATTTTTGTAAATGCCAAATATGATTATTTTTTACTGTATCAACTTCTTGGCGTAATAATTTTATTTCACCTCTAAGTTCTACAATAGCTAACTTATCTTTAATATTAGCGTCTTCCATATAATTAATCCCTAAATACTGTTAAACTTTCACACTTTCCTATTGCAAATTTCACATAAGCTCCATCTTTAAATAGTACTCCATCTTCTGGTATTGCTACACCACTAACAGCATTAGCATCTGCTACAGTTCCCACTTTGAATGTGCTAGTTCCTGATCCAATCGCACCAGCGTCTGATGTATTTACAATATCTACAGTACCAGCCGCCGCATCATTTACAATACTTAATCCTCGAACTCTTGTTCTACCTTTAAATACTACATCTGCTGCATCGGCAGTTGTTCCTGCTATTACTGTTCCAGCTGGATCACCAACTGCAGTTATAGAGGTAATTGTTTTAAAATATTTACTTCCTGTTGCTGCTCCACTGTCTGCACCTGTAATAGATTCAGTCATAGAATCACCATTTACATCTGTACCCACTACAGTAAATGAAATACCACTGTCGTCTCCACCTGATGTAATTTCAGTTAATCTTCCTGAGCTGTTAGTTACAGAACCCCCTGAAGCTAAAGCGCCCCCAAGTGTTAAAGCTGCATTATTCGCAACTTGTGCTGAAGCTGAATAACCATTATCATCTGCTGCAACTACATCGGAAATAAATATTGCTTTTACGTCTGTCTTAAATGACATAATTTACTCCTTTATAAAAAGTGAGGTTTTTACACCTCACTCAATGTTAATTTAATTACGCAGTATAACCGAAAAATTCTATAAGTAATTTTCCAGCTGTATAATCAGCGTCTGTTGCTGCACCAGTTGCCATATAAATATATTTATCTGCTGCTGGCGGTGTTGGAATACTGATTACGCTGTTTAAAGCTAAATCACCACTGTCACACATTTGCACTTGGTTTGTTAAACTTGTAATTGCTGCATCTTCTGTACCAGTTGCTTCATCCGCATACCATAAGTTGATGTCTGGATCTCCGCCTGCTGGAGCTTCTAAGCAAGTTAATTTTCCGCCTAGAACTGTTCCATTTACTGCTGCTGTGATTTGTCCAATATGAGAATTAGCAGTTGCTGCTTTTCCAATAATGTCACCAGAGCCAGATGATGCTAAACCTGTTAAGTCAATTAAAATTTTAGTATGAAAAATACCGCCTGTTTTAATTACTGAAGCCGCATAAACTGTGCCCGTACCAGTTGTGATACCTGTACCTGCAGTTGTTGCTACAGTATTTCCAGTTAAAGTTGATCTTCCTGTTACATCTAATGTTCCACCAACAGATGCATTTGTTGAATAAGTTGAGTTGTCAGTAAAAGCTCCTGTAGAACTTTTTGTAACTTTTTTGAAACCGTTCTCTGATCGAACCGCTCCGTTAAATGTGGTGTTAGCCATTTTTAATCCTTCGTAGTTAAACTATACCGTCGCTTCTACGATTGTCTGTTAGGCCAGTCGGTATAATTAGTTAATCCTAAATGTTTAAAGGGGCAGCGTTGCAAAGTAGTAGCTAACGTTTGCCCCTTCAATAATAAATTTACTCGCCTGGAGTTCCGAAAAGACCACGCCAGTCAGAATGGCCGAAGCTATATCTTTCTCTCGCTTTGTATCTTACGTTACCAGTCTCAAAGTCACCTTCCATAGAAGTTGAAATTGGAGTTCTAGTGAACATCTTCATACCGTCAGGGGCATCAGTTCTAATGAAGAACGCATCAGTATCAGTGAATCTGTGGTTAACATAGTAACCGCCAGGAATCATACCTGAATTTTTGATAGCGTTAATATCATTGTCAGCTGTGCTTGTTCTGTATGGAGAAGCCATTAGACGTTCAGCAGTGAAAACTAATTCCTTTGGAATGTGCAAAGTTTTAGCTTGAATAGCTGCGGGTACACCTTTATCATCTTTAAATCCACTAATATCAATTAGTGATTGCTCTAAAGAAGTCTCAGATAAATCTGAGTTAGATGACAACACATTACTTTGTACGGTTCCTGATGAAGTCGGGTGAGAAGCATTCAATAAAGATACTCCGTCTCCGCCTGTGAAAGAACTAGAAAACGCATTGTTATATACGTTTGATGCTGTAGTTTGTTTAGTTGAAGCCATCGCTCTTGCTAGTGACTTAGTTAATCTTGTAGACAGTTTGTCATAAAGATTATCTTCCATCGCTTCCTCAGTAATTGAGAATGCAAGTGCAATTGTATTGTGGCTGTATCTTGCGATAAAACCTTCGCCTGCTTCTGCATAAGAAATAGATGCGCCTTCACCTTTGATTTGAGCTTCCTCAAATCCAGGGAAAAGAACTTCTTCTTCGAACGCTCTTTTTGATGTTTCTGAATCAAACAACACCGCGTGCTCATCTTCATATCTACCATATTCGCTACCGAATATCGCGTGAAGACCTGGTGTTAATTCCTTCAGGATCTGTGCTCTTGAAATAGCCATATTATATTATCCTTTCTATTATATACCAGTCACGCCAGTGGCACCGTTGCCATGCTGATGTGAATTGATTCTAACTAAAATATCCATAACAGTTCCTACTGCAGTGTAAGTACCATCGCCTTCGGCACTGCCAAGAACTTGTAATGGAAAAGTATTAGTTGTAGTTCTAGTGCTTGAGTCAGCAACTAGACCTGATTTGTGAGTTATTGAACTTCCTGTTGGAGAAGCTACAATTTGTACCAACTCGCCGACTGCTGTAGCATCTACTGCTGTTCCAACTTGATCTGCTTGTATTTTAAACAGAGTTGATGGATCATCATAGACAAATGCTTTATATTTGTCTTTAGCTACTAAGCCATTAGCGATTGATCTTGCAAATTTAAATTCGCCTGAAGAGTTATCTTGATATTCTACACCCCAAAATACGCCTACTACAGCGCCTGGTGAAGCCGCTCCCACATCTGTTACAAGTAGACCAGCACTATAAGTTACTAGGTCTCCTTCAAAGTATGCACTCGGAGCAGTTGCAGCTATTCGATAACCATTTCCGTCAGCGAAATTATTTACACGGTTTAAGCCACCGCCAGCATGTTTTACGGGTTCTAGACCATATCCTGCCATTTTAATTTCCTTCCAAGGTTATATCAAGAACCAATTAATTTTAGTCCTCGAAGTTTGCTTTTGATCTTTGACCACCAACTGTTACAGTTGATGAAGATCCGTCTTGGCTAACTGGAGCCATTGCGCTGTCTTGGGACGTAAAGTCCTTTTTAGCAGATTTAGCCTGTCTATCTGTTAAAGACTGGAAATATTCTTTTCTTTCTTTCGCAATATCTTGATCAATTTTCATCAAGATCAAATCACCAGAACGAACAGTTCCCGCATGTTTACCAGTATCTAAAACGTCATAGTTATGATCATCTCCTAATTCCTCAGGTTTAACAATTTCATAACCTTGACGTGATCTTCCGTGAACGTTAGCATTTTGATTATCACCTAAAAGTTCATGACGTACCCATCTATATTGAGTTCCGTCTGGAGCTTGTGGCGTATCGAGCTTGCCCGCGATCGACCATGTTTTTTTACGAGTTCCCGAAGCTCGTGTTTTTCGGGTAGTTTTAGTAGCCTGTGTCATATATCAGTACTCCTTTATATCGCATTTAAATTGCGTAGTTTTTGTCGCGCATATTCTTTGTAGTCCACACCTAGTCTATCAGCCATCTCCACTTCGGTTTTGGTCAATGTAACTTTTTGTTTACCAGGAGCTACACGCGTACCTCCAATAACTGTAGTTGGTTTTTTAGCAGAGATGTTTTTAAATTTCTCAGGAAATTCTTCACGCACTCTTGCATCCAATTCACTATAGTATTCGTCTGCATCTACTTTAGCTGATATCCCTTCTTCTAGTAATTCATTATGAATCATCATAGCAGCTTGGGTCATCACCTTGTCAGATCT